TAACAACTATTACAGCAGGTACAGGTGTAGGTAAATCATCATTCTGTCGTCATGTAGCATTAGATTTATTAAAACAAAATTTTGGCGTTGGCTACATTGCATTAGAAGAAAGTATTAAAAGAAGTGCATTAGGTATTATGGGTGTTCACCTAAAGAAACCTTTGCATTTAACAAGAGAAGGAATAAGTGAAACACAATTACAAGAAACTTTTAAATCAACTATTGGTAATGGGAATTTTTATTTATATAATCACTTTGGCAACACAATAGCTGACAGTCTTCTTAATAAAATTAGATACCTAGCAAAATCTTGCGAAGTAGACTTTGTAGTATTAGACCATTTACACATGGCGTTATCTGCATTGGGTGACACNCACACAAATGATGAACGAAAACTTATTGATTACTTTGTAAGTAANTTAAGAACACTTGTAGAAGAAACAGGTATAGGAGTTATTCTTATATCTCACCTTCGTAGGTCAGAAGGCGATAAAGGTTTTGAAGACGGCAAAGAAGTTACTATGAATAGTCTTCGTGGTTCAGCTTCAATAGGTCAGTTATCAGATTTAATTATAGGTATTAACAGAGATATTAAGTCAGATAAGAAATTAGCTAATCTCACAATTCTTAAAAATAGATTTTCAGGAGAGACAGGCAAAGCCTGTACGTTGTTATATGATTTAGACACTGGTTGTCTGTCAGAAACAACACCTGACGTATTAGATGACTATTAGAAACGCTACTGCAAAGCAAAAAAAAGATGCTTTGTTTTGGTCTGGGTTAGTAGCAGACGCAGTGGCAAAAGCCAAATCAACACATCAACCTCAAACAATAAAAATAGGAAATATTAAGACAGCATTCATGTTGCAAGACACTCTAACCACTATGGCGTTAGCAGGTGAAGATGCGGCGTGGAAAGTAGAAGTCTTATTGGAAACAGCACATTAATTATGAAATTACCAACAATAAATAAAAAAATATTAAACGCACCATTCGTTTCTTTACATTGGAAAGATATAAATGGTTCTGCTGAATGGGTCAGTTTAAAAGACGCTATTAAAAGCAAAGTTACTATTTGTATTTCAAATGGTTGGCTTATTAAAGCTGACAAAGATGTTCATGTTATTGCGGCAGATGTAAATTTTAATGATGATGGAACATTAGGTGATGTTGGAAACATTACAACAATGCCAACTACAAACGTATTAAAGATTAAGAAGGTACAACTTTGAGTAAATTTGTATTTGATATAGAAACAAATGGCTTTCTTCATATCTGCGATAAGGTGCATTGTATTGTACTTAAAAACATAGACACAGGAGAGATACTTACTCCTAATAATGAAGATGCTATTAAACTTTTAGAAGACGCAGAGTTAATCATTGGTCATAANATTATTAAGTTTGATATTCCTGTNTTAGANAAATTATATTCCGCTACATTTAAGGGCAAAATTTTCGACACGTTAGTAGGNACAAGATTAGTATATGCAGACATCAAAGAAAGTGATTTTTCAAAAAAAGANTTTCCTAAAGATTGCATAGGTAGACACTCATTAAAAGCATGGGGTAATAGAATAGGTGAGTACAAAGAACAAATAGAAACNGATTGGCAAACTTTTACACCAGAGATGTTGGAGTATTGCAAACAAGATACAGAAGTAACATATAAATTATATAAAGTTTTACAAGAAAAAGGTTACTCCCAAGAAGCTATGGATTTAGAACATGAAGTAGCTTCTTTAATATTTAAACAAGAACAGCATGGTTTTACTTTTGATAAAACAAAAGCAGAAGCATTGTCTGTTAAATTAAAAGCAAGACAAGCAGAGTTAGCTGAAGAATTACAAGGTGTGTTTGAACCTATTGTAGCTGAAAGATGGTCTACTAAAACAGGTAAAAGATTAAAAGATAGTGTTACTGTATTTAATCCATCAAGCAGACACCATGTAGCACAAAGATTAAAAGATAAATATAATTGGAGTGCAGAGCAATTTACTTCTGATGGTAAAGCTAAACTTGATGATACAATTTTAAGTAAACTTCCATACCCAGAGGCTAAAATATTATGTGAAACTTTTTTATTAACTAAAAGAATTGCACAAATATCTAATGGTTCACAGGCTTGGTTAAAACATGAACGTGATGGTAAAATTCATGGCACATGCAATACCAATTCGTGTGTAACTCAAAGAGCAAGTCACTCTCACCCAAATTTAGGACAGGTGGTTAGTTCGTCTGCACCTTATGGCAGAGAATGTAGAGAATTATTTACAGTACCAGAAGGAAAGCGATTAGTGGGTATAGATGTAAGTTCGTTAGAAGTTATGATGCTTTGTCATTTTATGTCAAAGTTTGACAATGGTGAATACACTAAAGTTGCACTTGAAGGTGACATACACACAGAGACACAAAAACTAGCAGGGTTAGACAGTAGAGATTTAGCAAAGCGTTTCTATTATTGTTTTTTATATGGAGGTTCAGTTAAAAAGATTGCTGAAGTAATTAACAAACCATTTAAAGAAGCAGGAAAGATTAAGAAAAGGTTTTTAAATAACTTACCTGCCTTACATAAACTTATAGAAGGCGTACAGTCTGCGGCTGAACGTGGTTATCTAAATGGTTTAGACAAAAGACAAATCAAAGTTCGTAATAGTTACTCAGCACTTAATACATTATTACAAAGTGCAGGTGCAATTCTGTGCAAGAGATGGCTAGTAGAATTTAACAAAGAGATTAAGAAATTTAAGAACGCACAACAAGTTGTATGGGTACATGATGAGATACAAGTTGAGTGTGAAGAACAAGACGCTGAAAACATTGGTAAGATAGCAGTAGAATGTATTAAACGTGCAGGTGAACACTTCCAATTAAGAGTGCCGCTAACAGGCGAATATAAAATACACACAGATTGGAGTGGAACACATTGAAGAATAATAAATTTGATATTGACCTAAAGTATGGTCAAGAAAGAGAACAGAGACTAGCTTCTATACTAGATAAAGATAAGAATAAAATAGAAGTTAAAACAGAGAGAGACTGGTGGTTTAAGACAGGTAACATTGCAATAGAAATAGAATGCAATGGCAAACCTTCAGGTATTATGGCAACCAAAGCTGACTATTGGGTACACATATTAGCAGAGGGTGACAAAGATTATTGCAGATTAATATTTGATACCAGAACAATAAAAAGATTAGCAAAAAAATACATAGGTACACTTAAAAATGGTGGTGATGGTTGGCGTAGTAGGTTTGTTTTAATACCTTTAGCCGAAATATTTTTACCAAAAAATTTAAGCAAATCTATGCAGGAAAGGATAGTTAAATAATGTATAAAAAGAAAAGAGTATTAGTAATAGATGGTGACATACTTGCTTATCAAATAGCAACTAACAATGAACGACCTATTAACTGGGGTGATGGCTTATGGACATTACACGCAGATGAAAACAGTTGCATACAACAATTAGATGCAGTGATAGATGATTTAGGTTCTGGGTTATCAGGTGATGACTATGTTGTAGCACTTACAGATAAGAATAATTTTAGAAAAGATGTTCTTCCTACATACAAAAGTAATCGTAAAGAAAAACGTAAGCCAATAGTTTTAGGTGCAATGCGTGAACACATTATGAAAAAACATAATGGTGTTATGTGGGCTAACCTAGAAGCAGATGATGTCATGGGTATTATGGCAACTGAACCTACTGTTGATGAAGAAAGAATATTAATAAGTATTGATAAAGATATGAGAACTATCCCATGCAATCTTTCACAAGATGGTATGACTGTAGAACAAATACCAGAGAAGATAGCTAATTATAACTTTATGATACAGACAATCATGGGTGACAAGACAGATGGTTATGATGGTATTGAAGGTGTAGGCATTAAGACAGCAGAGAAGTTACTTCTTAAATATACTAACTGCAAATTGTCTGACATTTGGAAGATAGTTAAAGGTATCTACAAAGAAAAAGGTTACACACAAAAAGAAGCTCTACAACAAGCTAGGGTCGCACACATTTTAAGACATGGAGAATACAATAAGAAAACAGGGAAGGTAAAACTATGGACGATATAAAAAAACCAATGCACTACAATCAAGGTGGTGTTGAACCCATAGATTACATTACTAAAAACAAACTCTCATACTGTGAGGGCAATGTTGTGAAGTACATTTCTCGTTGGAGATTTAAAGGTGGCATACAAGATTTAAAAAAAGCTAAACAATACATAGATTTTATTATTGATAAAGAAGCACAACCCACAGTAACAGAAAAAAAAGATGATTGATTACGATAGAGACGAGTTACTTACTGACTTTGGTAAGACAACTTTAAAAGATAGGTATTTATTACCAGAAGAAACATCACCGCAAGATGGATTTATGAGGCGGCAAAAGCATTTTCAGATAATGATGAGATGGCAGAAAGAATTTATAACTACGCTAGTAAACTTTGGTTTATGTACTCAACACCTATTTTATCTAATGGTGGTACTAACAGAGGTATGCCTATCTCTTGTTTTCTAAATTATGTTGGTGATAGTAGAGAAGGATTAACAGGACACTACACAGAGAATGCTTGGTTAGCATCTATTGGTGGTGGCATTGGTGGTTACTGGGGACATGTAAGAAGTGATGGTGTTAGTACATCAGGTGGTTCACAATCGTCTGGTTCAATACCTTTTCTTCACGTTGTAGACAGTGAGATACTTGCATTCTCACAAGGTAAAACAAGGCGTGGTAGTTATGCGGCATACATGGATATGTCACACCCAGAGATAATAGAATTTTTAGAAATGCGTAAGCCTAGTGGTGGAGACATACATAGAAAATGTCTTAACCTACATCATGCAATAAATATTTCTGATGAGTTTATGCAGTTGATAGAAAAATGTATTGCTGAACCTACCTATGATGACAGTTGGAATTTAATTGACCCTCATACAAAGAAAGTAATACGAACTGTATCAGCTAGAGATTTGTGGCAAAAATTATTAGAGACAAGAGTTGCTACTGGTGAGCCTTATGTTTCATTTATAGATACTATCAATGACGCATTACCTGAAACACAAAAGAGATTAGGATTAAGAGTACATCATTCTAATTTATGTACAGAGATTACATTACCTACTAATGAAAATAGAACAGCAGTGTGTTGTTTGTCTTCAGTTAATTTAGAAAAGTATGAAGAGTGGAAAAATGACCCACTGTTTGTACCAGACTTAGTTAGATTTTTAGATAATGCTTTGTCTTATTTTATAGAGAATGCACCAGAGAGTGTATTCAGAGCAAAGTTTAGTGCGGCTAGTGAAAGAAGTATAGGGTTAGGAGCTATGGGTTTCCATGCTTACCTACAATCTAAAGGTATACCTTTTGAAAGTGCGTTAGCTAAAGCTCTTAACTTAAAAATATTTAAAAAGATTAAACAAGAAGCTGTAGAAGAAAGTCAAAGACTAGCAATTAAAAGAGGTGAAGCACCTGATATGGAAGGTACAGGTATGCGTAATGCACACTTGTTAGCCATAGCACCAAACGCATCATCATCTATTATTTGTGGCACTACATCACC